TTCTACTGAAAAAATAGATTGGTTTAATCAACCAGTTTCACATGATGGTAGTGGTCCTACTGTACCAAACATATTTGGGGATAGTTTTGTAAGTGGAAAAAAAATGAAATATCAAGGTGATTTTTCTTTTGAAGGTGGCGCACCTACTTTTAATTCAGAAATAAAAGGTGAGAGAAGATTAATAGAGCCTAATATTAGACACTTCAATACTGCATTTGGAAACGAAATGAGCACTCAACTACAAGACGCGGTACAATCAGTACCTTTAGAAAATGAGCAATCTCATGCAGAAATGATTCCTCAAGGTTTTGCTGAAGCCCTTCCTACACAAATGTCTGACCCCTTAAATTTATTAGGAAAAGATGCAGGAACTTATGCTAATGCATTATTGAATCCTGATGAATTATTAATTAAAGGGGATAAGGAACCGGGTTGGGTTCCACCAATTAGACCAATGCATAGAATATTCAAGTTTAAACAATTAGAAGAACTTAGAGGTTTTACTGGTGGTTGGTGTGTTTCAAAATGGTATGATGGAAAGAGATTAGTCATTACTAAGAAAAATAAGAAAGTCACTGCGTATTATGAAGATGGTAGTAGAGGTGCAGTTCCTGATTGGGTGAAAACAGGTATCAAAAAATTAGGAGAAAAAGACGCTACATTTGATGCTATACTATCCAAAAAGAATCTACACGTAATTGATATCATGCATTACGATGGTACAGATATTATGGATATGACTGTTAGAGAGAGATTCAAAGTTTTAAGAGGACAATTTGATAGCCATGAAGAAGTGATAATTTGTGGACCACATGATACTCGATTTACAGATGATGAGGGTTTGAAAGATGCTGTAGATAGTTTGAGCAAAGAACATTCTACACTTTTATTGAGAGATAATAAATCTACTTACATGAGAGGAGAAAAGAGACATCCTAAGTGGGTTTTATTGCGTAAGAATAGAGATTTAAATCTGATTGTTTTAGATAGAAGAGGTGAAGCGCCTGAGTTTATTTACAGATTAGGTGCTGGTCCAGTAATTGATAAAGAAGGATTTGGAGATAGGGCTGTTCCTTTCAAAGACCAAGTTTATGTCGATGTAGCGACAATCACTAGTCCTAAACCATTTGAAGAAGGTGAGATTGTAAGGGCAAGATTCACTGGTGTAGAAAAGAATGAAAACTATGAAAGAGATGTGTATAATGTTCAATTAAGTAAGTTAGTCGGTGAAGGTGAGGGTGAAGGAAGTGCAAGTTTAGAGACATTATCTCTACTTGCTAAATCATTCCCTCCTATTCATTTACCACACGATATTGATATTGTAGATAATAAACTCATAGTTTCTCTTCCTAATGATGATAGTGTTACCTATAAATTAGAAAAATCTTCTTTAGGATATTGGGTTCATTCTCCGACTACTACCCTTTCAGATATGGGACTAGGAGAATATAGTGTAGAGTTATCTGAAAGTTTGAAGCCGTTTTGGGGACAAGTCGCCAGTTTAATGTTGAAAGGAAAAGTGACAAAACTTCCTGCCGAAGATAAAAAAGTTAGAGAAGAAATACAAGAAGAAGAAAGTGCTGGTCTTGTAGATGCTGATGATAAGAATAGATTACTCAAACCTAATTTTGAAAAGGCTTTAGAAATTATAGAAAGAAGTTTAGATGTTCTAGATAAAGGACATTCTAACATGGCGGGAAGAGGTTTGGGGATAGACTTGGGAGAACCAAACGGAAGTCCAAGAGGACCAACAGTTCTACAAGATGAGAGTACTATGCCTGATTATGATATGAGAAGTAGACCTACTGAGGAACCAGAGAAACCTGAAGATTATCCTAAGGCTAAAAGAGATACTAAGAAAAAATTAAAATCCGCTTCATATAAATAGTATAACAATAGATTTCTCTGACTATGATGTCTGCGACAGTTCGTTCCAGCAATTCTCAAGGCATCACTATTCTCAAAGGCGGAGACCTAGTTGTTGCTGGATATGCTAGTGTTGAAGTTGTTGATAAACAAGGTGACAAAATCACTAAAAATGCATTAAAAGATGCTTTTGCAAAGTACATGCAAGATGAAAAGTTTCGTAATGTACAGTTAGCACATTCAAATATACAGGTCGGTGAGGTTATTCCTTCTTACACCGACAACCAAGGTCGTTTGTGGAAAAGCGAAGTTGATGACACAGGAATGTTCGTCGTCGTTGCTTTGAGAGATGACATTGAGAAGGCGAAAGAAGTCGCCGCAGAAATAAGAAAGGGTTCGCTTCGTGGTTTTAGTATTGGAGGACAGGCTTTCAAGCGTGTTCGAAAATCAGACGCTGAACACGGTGATTACCAAGAAATCAGCAAACTAGAACTTCACGAGATTACAATATGTGAGAGGGGCATCAATCCTGAGGCCACCTTTAGGATATTGAAACAAGACCAAATGGTGAAAAATATGACAAACGATGATAATGTTATGACGCAAATGACTGATGTCTTGTCTCGCCTTGAAGGTCGCCTTGATGATATGGAGAAAGCAATGCCTCCTGCTCTGAAAGAAGCGATGGACAAGAAGGGAGACAAACCCGAAAAAGCCGATGAAAAAGAAGCAAAAGATGACAAAAAGAAAGAAGATGCTGACGTAGAAAAGTCAGAGTTTTCCGATGTCATTACTTCTGAATACCTAAACTGGATGGAAGACACTCTAAAGAGTGCTGGAGTCGATGTTAACGGTGCAAGAAGTCACTTCGATGGACTCGAAAAAGCCAACCTTGGCTCAACCCCTGAAGCAATCGGCGATGGTGCTGATTATTTCGCGGCTCAAGTTAAAGGTCGTGCTCAAGAAAACGGCGCACCTTCTACTAACGCTGTAGGTAAAACTACTGGTAGTGGTGGAAAAGTTGCAAAATCCGATTTCTTAACTCCTGATATGGTATCTACATCTGATGTAGAGGCTGCATACGAAGTTTACAAAGCAGCAATGGAAGAAGCGGAACTACGCAAATCCCTTGAACATGACTTCGCAAGCCGATATGAATCAGAAAGAACAGCAGAAATTACCAAAGCAACTGCAATGGAATTTGACGCTCGTGGACCATTAAATGAGATTTCAAAAGCAATTTCTTCTCTATCTGAGAGAATTGATTCAATCACAACACAAGCAGAAACAGGTGAAACACTCACAAAGAGTGCAGATTCTGTTCCTTCAATTAACGTTCCTTCTACAGAAGACTTGGCAGAAATGTCATGGGATGAGGTGCACAACCTTGCAAACAGCGCATTTAGGAGTGCATAAAACAGGAGATGATGAAAAATGGCAAGAAATTATGTACGAACAATAACTGATATGGAAAGATACTACTATGGTGCAGGTAACTCAATGGGTTACTCATACTCTGGTAGCGAACTACTGAAATCGGATAGCCCAATGCTATCCACAACCGCTGGTACTTACCAAGCAATCTATGGTAGAAAAGTATGGTCGCAACTGAACCAAGAGTTCAATGCGTTCTCTATTCTACCAAAGAGACCTTGGGACCGTTCTGGATGGCGTGTAATTACTGGAAAGCCTAACGGCGGTGCTCTACACGGTGGAGTTGCAGAAAACGCAACACTACCTGAGACTGTAAAGCCTACTTTCCAGCATGTTGCAGCAAAGCCAAAGACCATTGCTCACACATTCGATATGTCTGAGACAGCAATCTTCCTTGCAGACAAGGATGACGGTCTTGGTGACATTCGTTCAGTAATGAAAGAAGAGATGGGTAAGCACCACGCAGAAATGGTAAACAAGATGCTTCTAACAGATGCTTCTACCGTTGCTGGTAACAACTTCGAGTCTTTGGATAGAATTACTGTCGGTAACAACCAAATGGCTGCTAGTACTCACTACGATGCTGGTGACGAAGATATTTACTCAATTGACCGAAGTGCTAACACTTGGGCTTTTGCTGAAGATAACGCAGACGCAAGCAGTGTTAACAGGAACCTTTCTCTAGACCAATTAGATACACTTTTCCAGAACATCTGGGAACGTGGAGGAAACCCGAAAGTTATTCTAACTGGATATGATACTCTAATGAGACTACAACAACTATTGCAGTCACAACAGAGATTCATGGAAGAGAAGAGAGTTACACCTACTTACAACGGAGTAAAGGGTGTACCGGGAATCGAGGCTGGTTTCATTGTTGCAACATACAACGGTGTTCCAATCATTCCTTCCAAGGACGTACCTAAAGATGGAATCAGTAGAATGTACTTCTTAGATACAGACTACGTTTACTTTAGTACAGCAATTCCAACACAGTATTATGAGAGTGGTATCGAAACAGGTGACCCATTCGCAATTAACAGACTGGGCCAAGAAGGACTATACCGAACCATGGGTGAAGTATGGACTACTTTCTTTGGTGCTCATGGTAGTGTGAGGGACCTACAATAAACAGGAGATGATGAAATATGGCAATTACATATACAACAAGCGCGAATGCGGTATTTACAGAGGATTTCGCTCTGGACTTATACGCAGGAACATCAGTAGACGACACAGCATGGTTAGACGGCGGAGCAGCAGCGGATTCATATCCCGGCTCTCTTGACGGATTCCAAGCAAAAAACAGTAACACAACTAATGCAACAGGTGGTGCAAAATTAGTATGCGGTAGATTCACTACAGCGCTTGCTAACAATGAGACACTTACATTAAGTGGAGATGCAACAAAAATTAAGGCTGTAATTATTGGAGACAATTCTACAGCAGCAGCAGGTGTAACACTAAAGGAAGCAATCAGCGATGCTGGTGTTGCTACCTTCAAAGTTACAGACACATCAGATGCATTAGTTACATGCTGGATGATTGTAGAATAAGGTGGATAAAGTATGCCGACTGTACGATATAATGGTCCTTCTTTCTATAGAAGAAGCCCTGATGCGTATAGCCCGGACTTTACACGCGGAGAAGTAAGGGAAGTAACTCAAGCATGGGTTGACGAGTTCAGCCGATACTTAGTTACCCCTTATTTCACCGTAGAAGGAAGTGAAGCAGTTCACAGAGACGAAGGAAATGATGGTATACCTGACGCTTCATGGCGTCGGGGTGCCATTGTCAAATGGCTCGGTGAACAAGGAGTAGACTTGTCCGGCACATACAGAACAAAAACATCTCTTTTAGCAATGGTTGACGAACATCTAAACCCACCTATAGTAGAACCAGAAGTTATTGAAGAACCAGTAATAGAGGAAGAAGTTATAGAAGAAGTTATAGAAGAAGCCGTTGTGGAAGAAACAACAGATAATAATATGGAGTGATAAATTATGGCATTTGCAAGTACAATAGACACAAGACCGCATTACATTGGTGACCTTTTAATGGTTACTGGAACTTTTACTAATGGCGTTGGAGACGCTGGTGGAAACATCGACTTATCTTCAATGTTAGCAGGAATAGTAGGGGCTGGCGCTAACGCTGGTTCATCTACTGCTGGCGCTGGTGCTGGAGTTGAAGGAGTTTTCTCCCTCATCAACGGCTCTACATTAGTAATACAAAGTGCCGCAGGTCAAGATGGAACATGGTATGCATTTGGTCGCCGCAATTAAGGCGGTGATTTAAGTGGCTAACATAGCAACATCGTACAAGATTATTGGACCCTTTTCTCCAAAAGAGTTCAGTGATACTACTACATTGGCTGCTACAATAAATACGGCTGCTGGGTCTTTGGGAGAGAGTGGTGACACTAATACTCTCATTGACTCAGTACCTTTTTCAATGTTAGGTAATGTTTACATAAAATTATCATGGGTGGTGAGTTAATGGCTTCAATAGACCCTAAGTTCAAAATTGTTGGACCTTTTAGTCCGAAGCAATTTTCTAACACTACTACCCTAGCATCTACTATAGATACAGCAGTTGGTACACTAACTGGTGCTACAAGCACTACTAGTCTAATAGCGGCTGAACCTGTAATAGTTTTAGGACAGGCATTTATTGTCTTGACTTATGTATGAGGTGTCATACATGGGATTCGAACTCCGTGAAATGGACATTGAGGACTTAGACGTTGCTCAAAAAACAAATGTTCGTTACTCATCTAGTATAGGTGAAGGTGCGGTTTTCGATACGCAAAAACCACTAGCAGGAGTGGTATCACAGCAGCGACAACGAAATAAGAACATAGGAGATATTCTAAATATCGGTTCTGGAACTCGTTGTCGCTACTGTGGTTTCTTGCATTTTATGTTTAGAGAAACATGCGGAGCATGTAACAAACCAATGGAATATAACATGGCGGAAAGGAGTGAGGAGGCAAGAGAGTAATGCCACAAGTATTCAGTCCGGGTGAAGCCGAAACACGACCTTTAGACCCTGATGCTATTGTATATACAACTGCTCAAAAAGTAGCAGACTTATTAGAAATAGGACCGCAAACAGAAGTTGCAGTTGCGGCAGATAGTGATTCTGACGGGGTATATATCACAGGAGCAGACTACAGAAATTGTGGTTGGGCTGTTGGTGATACAATTCTTATTTATTCAGACGCAGACCCTTTAGGTCTTGAGCGCACAATTTCATCTATTACTACATCTGTAAATGGTGTAAAATTAAATTTCACAGATAGTATTACGGCTGCTGATTATCAATCGGCAGATAATACCTATGTTCAAAATCAAGCCTCTTTTACTAACGGAAGAACAAGAGGTGTAAAGCGTTCTAAAGTTGAAGAACTCATAAAAAGATGTCAAGATAGGATAGATAATATTACTCATAATTCTTGGAGGCCAAATCTGGTTTCAGCAGAATATATCAATTTTGACACCTACAAACCATATAGGAGACGATATTATACAGATTATGTCGGTACAACCCCCCTATTGTTCCGTAATATTCAGCAAATGTTGCGTATAGAATTGTGGCAAGGAGACGATTACAGAGAAATTGGCTCTGCTGAAGCCCGTATCAAAATACCAGATTCATTAGCCGGTGGTACTTTATCTGGTAAAATTATACTTTCTCCGGGTAATGGTACAACTGCTGAATTAAATATAGGTACTGCTACTTCTGCTTGGAGAGCAGATTTTGACAAAATTACTACCGCACAAAATCTTGCCGATTTAATCAACAAAGAAGATAGAATAGGAAAAACCGCATTGGCTTTTGAGCCAGCCTTTACTCTTGAAGGAAGTACTGATAATGTAGCAGTTCATAATGAGTTTTTGGCTACTGCTAATTCTGATTACGGTACTGGTATAGTAAAGATAAGTAGTATGAGACAAACAAAAGCGGGAGAAAGTTGTAGTATAGTTTGTACAGTACCGGGTGTGACAATTGAACAAACAACAAAGGCTACTGCAACTTTTGTAAGTATTGATTCGACCACTGTTACAATAAGTAAAGTAGACGAAGATGGCAACGTAGTAGATATACCAACATCAGCATTTGTAGAGGCAGGAGTAGTTCTTGCAAGTAACGGAAAAGCCTTTAGATATGCTGGAAAAACCGATACAACATTCCTTAATTGCGCTGATGTTATAGCAAATAGCCTAGATAATCTTTCAGGTACTACTCTTGAGCAAGACTCTTTTGTTGTAGATTTACAAGGAGGTAGTGCTAGTGGAGACCAAGGTAGATTGAGAGATTGGTGGTTAGACCATGAAATGGGAATTATCTATTTCAATAACTCATATCCTTTCTTTGAATGGAATGCTGTAAAAGTTTCATACATATATGGAGAGCGATATTTAGAGAAGGCTATAGAAGATATCTGTACTAAGATGGTCGCTATTGATTTATTACTTTCAGATGATAGAAGCGTGTTGATTCCTGAAGGTACACAAAATGTTGATTTAACTTCTAAAATCCAACTTTATCAACAAGATATTGATAGAATGCTTCCTAGATATATAGAGGTGGTGGCGTTCGTTTGAAGCCATCAAGAGAAACTAAAATATTCTTAAAACAAGTTAGTGATGCTTTTGCTAATGATGAAGAAACACAAAAACAGTTGAAAGAATTTATTTTACAAGACTCTGAATATAAAGATAGAATCAAAAGACAAGAGTACGGATTAGCACAAATAAAAGAAAACACCGATGGTAGTTTTGAAGATTTAGATGGTAATCCTGTTTCTGAAGAATATAAGAATACAGTAAACGAGTTTGTAGATAAAAGAATGCTTACAGAATCACCGGAGTTAAGAAAGAGTAATATTGAATACCGTGGTGGTTCTATTGTACCTGATACGACTTATCATTTGAGGGAGGTGGAAAAAATTGGTAGCGACGTGGCTAGAAGGAATAGATTTAGTAATTAAAACCCTGCAAGATAACTGGAATAGGGGTAATACTAACGGCATCAAACCGATAATAGTAGATATGGCTGAAACTGCTCCAGAGAGAGGTAAGCGTATAGATTTGAAAAAACATGATTATATTTTTGTTTTTGAGACAGCCCATAATGAAGAGACTCCAGAAATCCTTTATGATTTTGTAACTACTAGAATTAATATTACTTTAGACGCTCGTACTATGAAAAGTAGAAAGCAACAGCAATTGATGGAAAATGAAATCAGAAGATGTATCCATTTAGTAAGAAATGGCGACGGTGTAAATCATGATAGAATGGTTTACAAAACTCGTACAGATTTATCAGATAGAACCAAATTTATGTTCAGAACCACGTTTCAAGTAGAAGTAGTTATCTTTGCTGAACTTATCCCATGAGGTGTTAGTATGCCGAGCCGAGTGTATAAAGGAGATTTGACCGAAGTAACATTCGGTCATGAAAGTGGAATTGACCTACCCCATGACTATGCTTCATCTTTTCTTTTTAGAGCAAAGACAGGTACTCGTGATTTAGATAAAGATACTTCAATTATTACTTTCAGTGGAGGCACAGGAATTGTTGATTCTGGTGTTTTAAAAATGCCTATAGGAATGCTTGTGGGGTCAAAAATTGCTTTTACAAATCTTCAAGGTACTAATTTTTTAACTGCTGATGATTATATGAAATCTGGTAGAACATTCACAATCATCAAACACGCTGTGGTAAGCAGTGCTACAGAGTTAACCATAACTCCTGCTCTAAAAACAGACCATAGTAGCGGTAACAAAGATTCTGTAGCGAATGAGTTTATGCGTATTTTACCATTTTCTACACCTTCAATTGACACTAGCATGGCATACAACTCTAGTGCTCTTATTTCGAAAGAAAGAAGTCTAACAGACCAATTTGTAGGTTTAGTAAGTACAGTAACTTTACCTGAAACTAAAGTTGATTTGAAGAGGTATCATGTAGTAGGTTTGGGAAGAGATGTTGCTGTACAAGTACCCGGAAGATTTCTTAATTTGGATGGCTCTTTTGAATGTAATATTCACAACGCTAGATGGTTATATTATTGCCTTGGAAATGAAGCAACGAATGTTTCTGATGCTACAAAAGAAACAGGCGGTGCTAGTTTTATTTCAGCAGCGATAGAAGTTGGTGATTCTAGTTTTACATATTCTGGAGGCTCTAGCGCCCCAACTTTTGATTCAGTTCCTGTTGCTGCTGGTGATTACGTGATAATAGCCGATGAGAACACAACTGATATTAAAGTTCATAGAGAAACAGCAAGTGATGGTACTTGGCCCGCGCAAGGCGCTAATAGTATAATTTCTAAAGCAACAAAGCAAGAAGTAAGAAGAATAGTACATATTGCCCATAATATAGATTCAGGAAGAATATGGGTAGACGACCCATTTAATTTTGCACACGCTAACTCTACTTCTATAAAATTTAATAGATTTCAAACAGATTCATCTAATGGCTCACCTCACTTAACACCCTCTACAGGAAGTCTAGTAAACCCTGTAGAAAGATTAATTTTTAGTCGAACTACAGTACCTTCTTTTGCTATGGAAGTTAGCGTAAGAAGAACTGATGCAGATAGTGATGAAGGTACTTTTGATGGTGGGGTTTCTGATTCTAAACAATTAACTCGTGTATTTAGAGGTTGTAAAGTAAAGAACTTTTCAATGGTGGCAGATACTGATGCCGCATTACGTCTATCAGTTGATTTCGATAGTACATTAGTTTACACTGATACTGGTCGTCTTGAAGGAACAAAAGGTGATAGATACGACACTCACAGGTTGTTTGAAGATACTGCTAATAACGAAGTAAAAAGAAAAGAAGCGGGTATCGCAAAAAGAACACAAAAACCATTTATGTTCTATAATGGTACAATACAAGTTGCAGGTGTGCAATTAGGTCAAGTAGTTTCTTTCACACTAAATGGTAGCACAGGTGTACAACAATATTACACAATTAACGGCGCTCATATTGCAGACGCCGAGACAGACCAAGTACCATTTGCTGGAACAAGAAACGCTTCATTAGCAGTTGAGGGTAAAACCGAATATGATTTAGAAATGGAAATAATAGTGGACGACCCTGTATTTTATCATCGTATGAGAAGAGGTATAGACAATTTTGATGAAGATACTAGCGATACAACTGACGCTGATATGATTAGGCTTTCTTTCACAAAACAAGGCACAGGTTCTACTCGTGAATCTTTAGATATAGTAATTGATGATTATTATATTACTGAAGCCCCTCTTCCTATACCTGAAGATAAAGGGCCTCTACGTTCTGTTATGAAAATAATGCCTAAGAGTATGCATGTAATAGCGAAAGATACATTACTACACAGTTAAGGAGAAAATAATATGTTACCTGATGAGTCTCAAAGAATTGTTACTTTCAATAGAACTGATAAATTCAATTATATAGAATGGATGTGTGAACAAACAGGAATCCCTTTCAAGGCTGAAATGATGAGACATAGAAACCGTATTCAAATAGATGAGGTTTTTATGAAGTATCTACCTGAAGATATAGAACCTGAAATAGTGGAAGAACCTGAAATAGTGGAAGAACCTGAAATTGTACAGATTTCTAGACCAAAATCTAGAATGAGTAGACTAGGTGAAAGTGAAAGTGAAAGTGAAAAAGAAGAAACCACAGTGGTATTAGAAGAAGAAACACCTACTTGGGTTGAAGCCGCTTTAGAAGTTGAAGGAGTTGAAGAAATTGTTGAAGAACCTACAGAACTTGATACAGAAGATGGAGACAGCGAGGACAGTGACGTTGGAGTTGACGAGCATCCTGTGGTCGATATACAAGAAGAGGAAATAAAACCCCCTATACAAACAATTGAAGCAAGCACTATGTTTCAATCAAATGATTATAATTCGTGGACCGTGGTCGAACTAAGAGAGGAATGTCGTAAAAGAAACATTACTATTCGAGGTACAAAGGCCGAAGTCGTACTTCGCTTACGCCAAGACGATGAAGGTACACAAAGCAACCAAGATGACGTAACTGAAGCCCCCGTAACGCCCGTTACGGCTGTTGAAGAAACGTTGGATGCCCCCGTAGATACGGCTGCAACCGAGGTGGAAAAAGATGCCAATAGTGGACAAGAACAGAATAATGAACCAGATGAATGAAAGACGACACGAAATACAAGTAGACCCAGATGAT